TCTTAAAGCCATTGGAGGAACAGCGGGGGTATCAAAATCCTCTTGCAGTGAATGATGAAATTCAGTCCCGTATGGATGATATGTTGCGGCGATATCTTGAGGGTGATCGAGTCTATCCTAATTTTTGTGCCCATCTCACAGATGAACCCGTCTCACTAAAGAAGGCCACAATTGGAAAAACTCGCGTCTTTGCTGGTGCCCCTCTTGACTGGTCGCTGCTTGTGCGGAAATATTTTCTGTCACATGTTAAATTGATTCAGGAAAATCGTTTCATATTTGAGGCTGGTTCAGGAACAGTTGTTCAATCATACCAATGGACTGACTTGCATAACTATCTTGTCAGACATGGTTCTGATAGAATTGTTGCCGGGGATTATAAATCATTTGATAAAAAGATGAGTCCCCTCTTTATCCGTGCGGCATTTGATATTCTCATTGATCTTGCAGAAGAATCAGAATGTATATCTCCAAGTGATTTACTGGTCATGCGTGGAATAGCAATTGATACCGCTTATCCTTTGATTGATTTTAATGGCGATTTGGTGGAATTTTTTGGATCCAATCCATCTGGTCATCCACTCACCGTTATTATAAACAGTTTGGTGAATTCGCTTTACATGAGATATGTTTATCGCATGTTGAGTCCACATGGAAGGGATTTGCCTTCGCTTCATTCCAGTGTGAGATTTAAGGAGTCAGTTTCATTAATGACGTATGGTGATGATAATATTATGTCTGTGAGCAGGGATTGTTCATGGTTTAATCATGTCACTATATCTGATGCTTTCAGCAATATGGGAATCACCTACACCATGCCTGACAAGGAATCTGAGTCAGTCCCTTATGTTTCCATATATTCATCCTCTTTTCTTAAGAGATCTTGGGTATGGAACGATGAGGTTGGAGCTTATTTAGCTCCTCTTGATCACGACTCCATTGAGCGTCAGCTGACAGTATGGGTTGCATCAACCTCCATTTCGGAATCTGAACAAGCCCTTGAAGTGATCACTGGTGCTGGAAGAGAATATTTTTTCTATGGGAGAGAGATATTTGAAGAAAAGCAATCCCTATTAAAAGAAGTTGCC